TCCTGTAGAGTATAGAATGATTACCGAGATTAGATACGATGCACACAACAGTATAGCCGAGTGCGATGATGCGGTGGCGTCCAAGGTCAATGCCAATAACATAGCATACAAAACCGGCTTGTATCATTCGTACGAATCAGATATACCGCACAACGAAGACAGTATCAAAGCAAGTCTTGCGCTGGATGAAATGGCACAGGGATTGAAAACTCGCTATGCTGGCTCGGAGAAAATCAATACACTGTATTGTAAACTTAAATTTGGCGGCATTGAAAGCAGTGCCACTCTAATACAACATGTACAAGGAAAGAGACCAAGATGAACCAAGACGATTTAAACAACCAACTAGCCAGCTTAGTCAACAGTGGCGATCAACAGTTTGCCAATGCAGCACAATTTGTGCAACAGGTAGTACAACAAGTGCATTCAGGCGACATGCCTCCCGATCAAGCACGGGAAGTATTAGAGGATGTGCAGAGACAAATGCAAGTGATACAGGCCATGGAGCAAATGGCCCTGAAAGAAACACTAAATACTGTTATTAATGGTGCGATCAGTTTGATCGGCGCCCTAGGATAAGGAAACAAAATGCCAAAATTAGATCCCGATGATACCGATCAACCAACAGCCGCAGACGTAGCAGCAGCACAATCAAGTAACGCAGTCAATCCGGCAACAACATCAGCCGCGCCGCCAGCAGCAACTGCCAGTAAGGCCGCGCCAAGTTTATTTGGAGGCAGTAATGCAACAACACCAACCGCCGGATTTGGAGCAACTTCAGGAGGCTTTGGCAGTAGTTCAACGTCTGGAGCGGGAGCGTTTGGGTCTAGCTCCGGTGGATTTGGCTCATCGGGCGGATTCGGATCGCCGGGTGGCTTTGGCGGAGGAATGGGTGGCGGTATGCCGCAACAACAAATAGCCGCAGATGCAAATACAACCGCTGCTTTTGGTAACTTGATGGCCGCAAGTGCCGGTCACGAACCCGAGCACTGGATGAAGAGTTTTTGGCGTCCAGCAATGGGTTGGTTGTACATGCTGATCTGTTTCATGGACTTTGTGGCCTTCCCACTAATCAGCATGTTCTTGCCCATTATTGAACGAGCATTTGGAATACAAATGGGCTATACAGCATGGCAGAGTCTAACACTCAGCAACGGTGGACTTATCCACTTGGCGTTTGGTGGTATATTAGGCGTAAGCGCATTTGGTCGAACACAAGAAAAGAAAGCAGGAGCAGCATAATGCAAGTATCAGTAACAATAACACCAACCGAAATCACACTAGGCCAAACAGTAACAGTAACTTATACCAGCAGTGGCTCGGATGATACTCAATTAAATGCCGATAATCTTTTTAACCCGATCGACCTCGGTGGCGGAGACATCAGTGGCAGTATAAAACTGTTGCCCGTGGCCAGTGGACCATTTAATGTATCAATCATTGGATCGGTTCTTGACAATGCTACCGGTATGATGCAGAACGCACAATCGTCTGATTGTTGCAACGTTATATAATCTTATTTGCTCAATTAAACCGGACCAGTTGACTCTGTCCGGTTTTTCATTTATAATAACAGCATGACTCATTACGAAACATTGGGCGTTAGTGAATCTGCCGATGCAGATGAAATTAAACGAGCCTATAGAAAATTAGCCAGCCAACATCATCCCGACAAGGGCGGAGACACTCAAAAATTTCAAGAAATTCAAAGTGCTTACGATACTTTGCAAGATCCTGCAAAACGTGAGCAATACGATCACGAGCGTCGTAATCCCGGAGGAGGATTTAGGTTCAACGTAAACGGACACGACATGCCGGGCATGCCACCACACATGGAAGACATGTTGCGTAATTTTGGATTTAACTTTGGATTTCCCAACGGCGAGCCGTTTGCAAGACATCCTAGACGCAACAAAGATTTACGAGTAGAAGTTCCTGTGTCCTTGGTCAGTACACTCGAGGATCAGCATAAAACACTCAGTATACAAACCACAAACGGAAATAGAGAAACTGTAGATGTTAATATCCCACGTGGAGTAGTCGGCGGCACACAGATCAAATATCCCAATTTAGGCGATAACTTTTTTAATACTCTAGATCGCGGAGATTTATATGTGGTAATAGTTTTACAACCACATGCGCCATTTGAAATAAATGGCATTGATGTTACTACCACAGTTCAAATTGATTGTTTGACTGCAATCATCGGCGGCGACGTTGAGGTAGAAGGCATAGACGGTAGCAAGTTTGTTGTAAATTTACAACCCGGAACTCAAAATAACACAGTATTAAGAATACGTGATCAAGGACTTTGGCAAATACACGGCTCGCATAGAGGCAATTTATATGCTAAAATAGCAGTTACAGTACCGCGTAACCTAACTGCAGAACAAATTGCAACTATTAGGGAAATCAAATCAACACTATAAATATTTGTGAGGAACCAAATGGCTTTGGAAGATAAAATGATTCAACCCAATCCTGAAATCGAAATTATTATTAATTCAGCTACAGAAAAAGCTAAATTTCATAATCACGAATATGTAACACTCGAACACATATTATTTGGACTATTAAGTTACGCTCCGTTTTCCAAGTTGCTGGACAACTACGGAGTTGATGTTGGAGGAATGCTCAAGGACGTGGATGATTATTTGAGTTCACAGAGTTATCTAGTCAGTAATACTCCAGACTGGGAACCAAGAAAAACACACAGTCTAGAGCGTGTGTTTAATCGTGCAGTGACACAGGTACTGTTTAGTGCACGACAATTGATGCAGGTGATTGATTTGTTTGTCAGTCTCACACAAGAGACCAATAGTCATGCAGCATATTTTATATTAAAATACGGAGTCACTGACCGTAATGATTTTGTTGGATTTTACAACAACAACTATCATACTCCAAAAGCTCGAAAAGCCGCAAGTGCCATACGTGCCACAGAAATATTAAAAGAGTACTGTACCGATTTAAATGCATTGGCCACTGAAGGAAAAATTGATCCGGTAATTGGTCGTGACTACGAAATTGACGAGATCGCACAGGTTCTTGCCAAACGTAATAAAAGTAATATCTTAATGGTTGGCGATCCAGGTGTAGGTAAAACTGCCATTGCCGAAGGTCTTGCACTTAATATTTTTAACAAACAAGTTCCCGACTACCTACAGGATTATACTGTTTATAATTTAGACATTGGTAGTTTGCTAGCCGGAAGTAAATATCGCGGTGAGTTTGAGGAAAAATTAAAAGAAGTTATCAAAGCACTCACAGTCAAAGGCAAATGTATATTATTCATTGACGAAGCACATCAAATGCAGGGTGCGGGCGCTGGATCACAAAGCAGTGTAGATTTTGCCAACATGATCAAACCAGCATTGAGTCGAGGACAAATTAAAGTAATTGCCAGTACTACTTGGGAAGAATATAGTAAAAGTTTTGAAAAGGATCGTGCCTTGATGCGTAGGTTCTATAGACTAACCATAGAAGAGCCAACCCCTGTTGTAGCAAAAGAAATACTTAAAGGACTACGTGGACATTTTGAATCATTCCATGGTGGTATAATTGATGATAGTGCCATAGACGCAGCAGTTGATCTAAGTGTACGTTATCAAACAGACAAGAAACTTCCAGACAAAGCAATTGACTTGATTGATACTGCTTGTGCACGTTTAAAGATACGTGAAACCGACTGGGTAGCAACTCGTGCACATGTCATTGAAGCTATTGCTAAATTTACAAAGATACCTGCAGAACAAATTGGCAGTGAGAGTGTTAAGAATTTAGAACACCTAGAAGAAAATATCAAAGTCAAACTCTACGGGCAAGACTCGGTGGTTGACTCGGTGTTAGAGAAGATTTATGTTAGCCGTGCAGGATTAAAAAGTATCAATAAGCCAGTGGGTAGCTTTTTGTTCTTAGGCCCAACTGGAACTGGTAAAACTGAATTCGCTAAACTTTTAGCTGAAAATCTTGGAATGAAACTGATACGCTATGACATGAGCGAGTATCAAGAAAAACACAGTGCTTCTAAACTAATTGGAGCTCCTCCGGGCTATGTGGGCTATGATGACGGTAACTTGGGTGGCGGACTATTAATCAGTGACCTAGAAAAAAATCCCAACTCGGTTGTGTTATTTGATGAAATAGAAAAAGCACACCCCAATGTCAGTAATGTGTTACTGAGTCTAATGGACGAAGGCGTTGTGACCAGCAGTAATGGCAAGAAAGCCGATGCACGTAATGCTATTATAATAATGACCAGCAACTTGGGTGCCAGTGACAACGAAAGCAACACAATTGGATTCAGCACCAGTCTACAAAAGACCGACGAAGACGACCGAGCAGTCAAAGAGTTCTTTAGGCCTGAATTTAGAAATCGTTTAGATGGTGTCTGCAAATTTAATCGACTTGATCAGTTAAGTATTAAGAAAATTGTTGCTAAATTTGTTAACGAAATTAACGAGTTGTTAAGCGATAAAGGTGTACGTGTTAGACTAACCGAAGCTGCTGTAGATCAATTGGCATTAGTAGGCTATGATAGCAAAATGGGTGCACGACCCCTGGCACGTAAGATCAATGACTTAATCAAAGTGCCGTTGAGTAAAAAGATCCTGTTTGAAAGAATACCTAAAGCATCTATAATGATTGTTGGTTATGTAAATCAAGAATTTACATTTACTCCAGAAACTACAATACAACCTACTGTGGACGAAAATGGATACGTTGTACTGGAATAATCTATCCGTTGGGATCAAATTTAAAGAGACCAAGAAGCAGTTCTGGGGCCGATATCTTTGGCGTATGGAAATTCAAGCCAACTGTGCCGATGTTGCATTTCATGATGATCCGCAACGTTCTGTAAAAATATTAAAAGCTCAAGCAACAAACAGAAGCAATTATGGTGGTAGTTGGCGAAATCCTTACTGGTACAACAATGTGGGAAAATACGACAATGTAAATTACAGTTTGTTAAACAGTATTAAAAATATTAAACAAAGTCTCAGTGCCACAGCAAAGGTTCGAGTGGAAAGTGATAGAGTACAATTTTATACAGGTTCGGAAAATGAACTAAAGCAGATTGCATCAATGTTGCACAATACCACTTGCGTGGAAGCAATAACAGGGCCTCGAGCGGGAACCGAACAACTGTTGATTTCCGACGCTATCTTGGCACCAAAAATACCGTTTAAGTATAAGATACTGTTAAGGGATGGCACTTACGCTTTGCCACTAAAAGAACAAATGCTTAATCTATTGGAAAGTCAACCCGATATCAAAATCACTGCAGGATTACGACACAATCTAAAACGTCCTTACCCGGGTGTTTGGGGAGCATTTTTCTATGCAAATGATTTGGGCATTACCACTATGCTGAGTTTAATGAGCCCGGGTATTATAGGAAAAATTCACGAGGTTGTGCAGGCCTAATAAATATTAGTATATTTCAAGGAGTGCATGATGGCACGTATTCAAGAAGAAGTGATCGTTATCACAGTTAGCAAACTGCACAAAAACACACCAGAAGGTACTGTCACTGATAGCGATATTGTATCAGAAGATACAATGTCAGCATTGGCATCGGTAGCCGAAGAATTACTTGGCAACGGAGTTGTTGTCGAAGTTAGCAAAGCATAATCAATTAACCAAAAAGGAAAACATGAGTACTAAAAAACCTGACGCTAAAAAGAGTCAAAGCGATGCTGTTGCATTAATCAAAGCAGCTGCTGCCAAACAGGCTGCACAAGCACAACAACCACAACAACCACAGATGCAAGGAGTACCTTTTGACTTTACAAAAGTGCATTTGCACATTGGTATTCCTTGTTATGGTGGTATGGTTTCAGAACCCACAATGACCAGTTTGTTGCGTTTTATTTTACTCGCACAACAAGCCGGATTGAACTGGAGCTTGGACACAATGGTGAATGAGAGTTTGGTTACACGTGCACGTAACAACCTAATGGCCAAGATGATGACTAACACTGCTGCAACTCACTTCATGTTTATTGACGCAGACATCCGCTTCCAACCCGAGTCAATACTGCAAATGATTGCTTGCGATAAAGAAGTCATTGGTGGCTTGTATCCCAAGAAAGCCTTGCCAGTTAACTATGTAATTAACCTAAAACCCGAGACCAAGATCCAAGGCGATATTTTTACAGTTGACACTACAGGAACCGGCTTCTTGTTGTTCAAGCGCAGCGTATATGAAAAGATGATTGCCAAGTTCCCAGAAACCAAGTACGTGGACGATGTGGGTTTGGGCAAACAGTTTGAGCCCATGATGTACAGTATCTTTGATTGTAAAATCGATGCACGTGGACATTACCTAAGTGAAGATTGGTTGTTCTGCCGACGCTGGCAAGACATGGGTGGCGAGATTTGGGTACATAGCAAAGTGTTGTTGAATCATATCGGACACTACGAGTTCCAAGGTGATTTAAGCAAGATTGATGTTATTGACAAAGCAAAAAATCAACACTATGGCGAGCAAAACGGATTACCAGCCGGAGTACCAGCTGCGCTTCGTGATGCAGTAAGTATGGCCAAAGCCGGTCAACCGGCAGCAGTAAATCCCTAACTTGGAAACGTTACATTTCAAAATAGGTGTTGTGGGTACGCATTGGGGTAAATTGCCCGAATGGCGTATCTGCATCGATCAAAAAGAAATTGTAACCGGCTCCGCAGATCAAGAACTCAAATACATCGAGTTCGATCATGCAGTTGAAGATGGATCGCATCAATTAAGTATACAATTAACAAACAAACTAGACAGCGATGTACAAAAAGACAGTTACGACGATCCCGAAAACTTTACGATTGTCAATGACATGTTACTGCATATTAAAAGCATCGAAGTTGAAGAAATAGATCTCACCAATGTAGCTTGGAATAAAAGTCAATTTGTTCCCGAAGATTCAGCAAAACCTACATTGAAAAATTGTGTTGATCTAGGTTGGAACGGCACTTGGTGTTTGGATTTTGAAAGCCCGTTGTTTGTTTGGATCCTTGAAAACTTATAAACGCTAAATACGCTATGAACGGAATTTCTTATGTTTATAGCAGATTTATTTGAATCACGAATACAAAAAATTGTAGTAGTAATGCCCGGTGGATTTCATCCATTCCATACCGGGCATTTGTCGTTGTATAACAGTGCTCTAAAAGCCTTCCCCAAAGCCGATGTGTACGTGGCTGCCACAGACTATACTAAACATCGTCCTTTCCCGTTCGAAATCAAACGAGAACTGGCCGCTATAGCTGGCGTTCCCGCCGAGCGTTTTGTACAAGTCAAAATCCCGTTCTCCGCAGAAGAAATAACCAGTCACTACGATCCCGAGACCACTGCCCTAGTATTTGTACGCAGTGAAAAAGATCGCAACGAGCCGCCGCAACCGGCCAAAATTGATCCTGCCACAGGCAAATTGCCCTTGGTTACTCGTGGTAAACGCAAAGGGTTGCCGGTTAGTGATTACCTGCAGTTCTTTACCAGTGTCAAGAATCTGCAACCCATGAGCCGGCACAGTTATATAGCATACTTGCCCACTGTGGAATTTGCTGGTGGCATAACCAGTGCTACCGAAATACGTGATGCTTGGGCCAATGGTGACGAAGCTGCCCATGAGCAAATAGCAAAAACTCTATATCCAAAGAATCCCCGACGTGCGATGCAGTTATTAGGTAGTGCACTAAGTTAATCATGAGCAACGTTACAGTCACTGTAGATGTTTATTGTACTCGCAGTGAGGGTAGTCCCATTTATCGTGTCTACGTAGATGGCGATTTACTTACTGAACGCAGTTGGATTTGGCCTGCATACGAAACATACGTAAAAGAAAACATAGAAGTTATCGTCAAGCCCGGCGAACATCATCTAGACATAGTAGATTGTAGTAATAACAACGTATTTTATCTTAAAAACATCACTGTAAACGGGGTCGCAAATAATGGACCTGTGTTTACAGTTTAATATAAATATAACAAACACGGAAATAGAGTCATGAAACCACAAGAATTTGAAAAGATCGTAAGAGCAAAAACACCCGTAGTAGAGTCTGCTCCAGAACCCGTTGTAGCAACAACGCCAGCACCAGTATTAGAGGCAATGGACCTTGATAGCATCAATCAACAATATCATGCATTGTTGGGCGAGAGTAGTTTACATGAATTCGCTCCTGGCGGGGGCGGCGGTGATTTCATGGAATATATCAAGGCCTTGGCACGTGCTTGGTATACACATGATATCAGAATGTTAAAAGACGTAATTAAAAAGGGCGGTAGCCCTATGAGCAAGATTATTGATGCACAAACTGCAATAGAAAAAATGATGGCACGTGGCATACATTGTCCGGATGGCAAAGTTAGAAAATACTATATTGATTATGACAGTGAATTTTTAGGCGTTGATATTGCTAGTCATGATTTCTATGAGTACACAGATTATGGCCCCGACGAGCGTGGATTAAACAATGTAGAGATAGATGAGCGTACCGGTAAGCCGTGGGGCCCATACGAACATTTTGAGTTCAAAGGCCGTCAACTGGGCGAAGGTGTGGAAGAAGCAGTGATGACCGGAGGCACAGAAGCCTATGCCATGGAAGACGAACAAATGGACGGTATGGCGCTGGGCGAACTACGGGCCATAGCCCAAGCCGCAAAAAAGATTTACCGATCTGTCAAGCAGGGCGTACCATTAGAAGCGTGGATGTACAAAAAGATCACTAACGGCAACGAAGGCTTGGCCGCAGTGGCACAACAGATTGACAATCCTGCAGTTAGAGAACAACAAGGTGTGTCGGAAGGCCAAGCAGATCAACAACACAAAGTGTTTAAGAAAAATGGTGAGCCAGTAGGCGAAGTTGGTATCGACCCCGAAGCAAGTCCAGGCAATGGTAATTGGTATGTAAAACACTATGCGTCAGGGTATGATGTAGTAGGGTTTGATTCCTATGAGGAAGCTGTAGAAGAATTAAAGTATTGTATGAAGCAAGGTGTGGCGGAAGGTTCATCACAATCACGACTACAACCAGGAACTCAGGTAATGTTATGGCTGGGTCCAAGAGACATGCTGCCAAATCCTCCACGAGATGATAAACGGTATTGGGACCGAGGTGTAGTGGTTGATGAGCCAGAAATGATGACTGGAAGTTGGCAAGTTTTAGTAAAATCAGAACGCAAAGGTCAATCACCTATTAGTCCTGGACGTGTGTTTGTTCTTAAACAACAGGATGTGACGGAAATGGACAGTCAACCGCCACAAGGTCGCATCAAGTCTGATGGTACACGAAGTCATAGTACATATGGTTCAAGAGACGGGCATAGTATGACCGGACCAGAATTCACTGGTAAAGCAACTACTCCCAAAAAAGTGATTAAAAAAGGCACAGACATTTTGGATCGAGCATTCAAGGACGCAGACAAAAAGGATCCCAATGATCCCAATTGGAGCAAAAAGTACAACAAGGATGTAGCCGAAGGACAGTTAGACGAAATCAAACAACGTTTAGATCCCAAATGCTGGAAGGGCAAACACAAAGAAGGCACCAAGATCAAGGGCGGAGTTAGAGTCAATAACTGTGTGCCCAATGAAAGCACAGACTATGCTGCACAAGTAAATAGCCTGTTAAATGAATTTGCCGGTGGCGTGGGCGCAGGCAGTTTTGCCTCTGCTCCGGGCAAGATGCAGAATCCAGCTAAAGTGGGCAGTTTGTTTGGTGGTAGTTATAGCCAAAAGAACAGTCCGTTTAAAAAGAAAACTGCCAAAAAAGAAAGCATGATAAAACGCAATGGACTTTAAAACATTATTGAGCCGCATTGACGGCATTGCCGAAGCCGCTAACCCAGCGCAACAAGCAGCCATTGCTGTCAATATGAAAAAGCATCACCAAAAGCCTAAAACAGAAGGCAGTATGAGTGATGCCGAACATAATCCACGTGGTGCCAAATTTGGCGGCTACTGGAAGGGCACAGATAAAAATACTCCTAAGCCAGGTATGGGTGTTGGTGGCGAAAGCAAGCAGAGTTTATTAAAAGACTTTGAACAAGAACTAAAAGAAAATCCCGGTCGCCAGGTGAGCCGTGATCTAATGCGCGAGTATAGAGAATTCGTCAGCGAGTACGGCGGTGTTGGTGGCTATGGTGCTGCAAGTCAAGCACCACAAGGCAGTAACCAAAATCCCGATCCTGCACAAATGCAACAAAAAGCAGATCAATCACAGATTAAAAAGAGTACAAATTTAATTGCACCAATGATGAATGCACAAGGCGCAGCTCAACAATTGGATAAAACAAAATTCAGTGATGTAATGACCAAATTGGATGCAAAAAGCAATCAACAATTGCCAGCAACCGATATCAAACAACTACAACCTCTAGCAATAGCAGCAAGTAAGGCCTTACAAAATCCGCAGACAACAACCCAATTAAAACAAGTTATTAATCGAGCTGACCAATTGGATCAGCAAAAGCAAAAACAAGTACAACAAGCACAACAACAAGTGGGCACAAATGCTCCTGCAGGTCAGCAACAACCTCAAAGCAACACCCCCAGCAACCAACAACCTCCAGTCGGAGCCGCAAAATGAACTTATTCGACTTAACTGAAACCAAAGCGAAAAAACAAACAGTCAACGAAGGCATCGAAATTGTCTACGAAAAAATAGACGAAGACTATGCTGGTATGGGCGTAGGCGGAAACAATTACGGTGGACGTGGAGGTGGTGCTGGTGGCGAGACCAGTCCCAGAAACAATCACAGTGTTATTGGTTCAGACGGAATAGAAATAGACGAAGCACAAGATGCTTGGCACAGTACCGATGAGTGGCACGGCGACGACACTGACGAGTGGCATGGTGGTGCAAGTGATCGTTGGCACGGGCAAGGCGATGCTTGGCACGGCATGGACGAAGCTGCTCCCGATACTGCCGCTAGACTAAAGCACAACTTGAAGAAGGGTGGCTTTGACATGGATCGCTTTGAAGCCAAAATTCGCGAGATCGAAGCACGCAATCGAGAATTGGCCGATGAATTTTATGCACGCCATCCCGAACTAGATGATAGACACAAGACTGTAGACGAAGATGATGGCATGTTTGGTAGTATAGGCAGTGATGCCGGAGCCGCAATGGGTGCTGCAACTACTGCTCCAGAAAATAACATGAGTCCAATTGGATCAGGTACTGTGGATGAAGGCCGTGATGATGAAGTGGGCTTTGGCGTCAGTAGCGAACGAGCATACCGCGCAGTAATGGCTCAATTTGGTGATTACATCGACCACCGAGACAATGGTGTTATGTATGCTCCACAAGAACTGTGGGGCGCAATTGAACAAACTGCATTTGACGCCGATGGAGTAGGTGCCGAGGAAGACTCGGGCATAGACGAAGATCAATACGGTGGTGGCTTTGGTGGTGGAAGCATAGGTCCTGTCACCGACAGCACAAGCCCAGTGGGTGGCGGTGGTGCCGGTGTGGCGGAAGGTGATGTGGTGGCATTTAAACGTCCGGTTAGTCAACCCAAGACAAACCAGCAACCACAAAACTATCATGCAGCACTAGAATTAGCCGGTGATTGGTTTTGGTTAGAGCAAGGCCCAATGGCACACGAAATGGGAACTGCCAAGGAACGCAAAATGCAACGATTGGCTGCCCAAAAGTTGGTTGCACTCAAAAAATTGGGATACTCAGTAGATTGGCCTTTGGACGACGATGATTTTTACGGCGTTGATTTAACATACATACCCACTAAACAGACCTGGCGTATTGATGCAGATAATTTAGGTGAAAGTATGCAAGGTGTAGTGGAAGCAGAGTTTGAGCCACACACTGCAAAGTTTGGTAAACAAGTATTGGGCTATGGTAAAGGTCGAGACGAGCCTGAAGGTCACAACAACATTGAAATACAGATCAATGGTCGTACTTGGAAAATCTTCCCGGGTGCAGGTCCAGAAGGCAGTAAAGCATGGTTTGAACAAAAGCAAAAGATGCGTGAAATGTGCAAACGTAAAAGTGCCGAGACTGGTAAAGAATGGCGTATGTACATTACTGGTAGACCCACAACAGAGAGCGTGGCCAAAGCCAAAGAAGAAGATATTACAGAAGATATATACGAGAGTAGACTTTATAAAATGAAACTAGCAGGATACGAGATCAAATGAACGAAGAATTACAAAAAGCGGCACGCATAGCATTTGCCACAGAGTTTAGCTTTTACTTGAAAAGTCATTACTTTCACTGGAATGTCGAGGGCATTCACTTCCAAGAATATCATGCCTTATTTGAAACCATCTACACCGAAGTATATGAGATACTGGATGAGTTTGCCGAAAAAATTCGTAGCCTGGGTGCTTATGCTCCTGGCAGTTTAAGCAAATTAAGTATGCTGGCACAGATAGAAGATCAAGACACGGTGCCCAGCACACATGAAATGGTGTTAATGTTGTTGGAAGATAGTGACAAAGTCTGTGCACTATTAAAAATAGTGTATGATGTTGCTGAATCTGCAGGCGAACATGGCTTCAGTAACTTCTTGGCCGAGCGCATGGATGCTCATAGAAAACATTCGTGGATGCTACGCAGTAGTTTAAAATAATGCATTTATTTGATTTGTTTGAAGAGGACGCTACCGAGGGTAAAATCATACACCCGGATAGAATTAATCTTTATCTAAATCTACGCAAGCCCAATGCCCGACCAATTCAAATAGCACACAACATTCCTTATAAGGCAATGGATGCAGTTATAGCAAAACTTGTCAGCAAGTATTCCGACGTTGAAGCAGACATGTTTGAATTTAGACCCGCTAGGGCTCTAAGAGAAGAACAAGATCCCGCAGTTGTGGAACTGTTAAAGAAAATGAATTATCGCATGTGGTCTAAAGGTGATGGCGAATACATGATGACCTTTAAAAACACACAGCTTGAATTCAACAGTGCCGGAGTATTTTATAACGGTCCACCAGTGAAAGGGCCCAACGGTGTCAAACCCAATTTTGGAATTAAATGGCGTCATGATCCCGAATGGTATAGTCCAAGGGGAGAAATAAGTTTTGAACATGCTTGGAAAATGGGATTATTTCCAAATATTCAAGGAATGTATCCGCTTCTTAAATCAATGGACCAAGGTGGCACAAACCCTGAAACTGTAAAAAAGATTAATCAGTTAATGATACAATCTGCTATTGGCTATGTTCGCAGTCAAAACACACCGGTCAATGAAGACAGTGGTGAGAATGACTTGTATGCCGCATACGATAAAATCTTAATCGACTTATGCGATGGTATTGTAAAACATCAAAAGCAAGACAGTGACCGTTATGGTTTAGTTGCTGCCGCAGTAGTTGATCCTGAGCACAATGTGGTATATGGTATAAATCATAAACTAGCCAGTGGTAAGCGAGTACATGCAGAACGTGCCGCAATGGCAAATTACATTAAAAAACATGGTGCTATACCCGAGAATAGTGTTATAATAACCACATTAAGTCCTTGTACGGATGAGATGCCGGATCGTAAAGGTCCCAGCTGCACAGAGCTATTAAATGGCAGTCCAATAACCAGAGTCTATGCCGGTTACCGAGACCCCAGTCAAACACATTTAAGTCATGATCTTTTTGACGTTGTTTATACTCAAGACAAACGTATTGAAGGTATTTGTAAGGACATAGCAGACTGCTTCTTGGATGAAAGTGCTTATACTGATCCTGCTAACTATAGAGGTGAAAGTATAACCGAAGCCAAAAAGCGTAAAGCCAAAACTCTAATTGATGGTATGATCAAAACATTGGAACGTCAAGGACGCACCAAAGATGAAGCTATTGCGGATATTAAAAAGCAAGTGGACACACAGTTTTATGAAAGCATTGATCACTTGGTGGAAAACTTTGCCGATGGTAAACATCCCGGACGCAAAGGTCTTGCTAAACGTAGTGGTGTTAATACCAAAGCCAGTGTAAGTAGTCTACGTAAAACTGCTAAACATAGTACTGGTGAAAAAGCTCGTATGGCACATTGGTTGGCTAATATGAAGGCTGGCAAAAAGAAACATGCCAAAGAAGCTGTAGATGAAGATGCTATCAATGAAATTGAAAATTTACAATCATACCATTATACCGGTGGTAAAGATGTGTTAAAACATCCTATGTATACCGATCCCAGAGCAGTAAACCAAAAGAATATAAAACCGTTGCCAGGTAGCAGTGGATTAAATTATGCCACTATTGATAATGGACGTTTGTTAGAAATAAGAATATTAGATCAATCAGGGCAAGAAGCCATTGGACAATTGAAATTGCTGCGGGTAAGTTTTCCTATCGATAATGCATACCAAGTGAGTACTGTCACAGTGGATGAAGATTATCGAGGACGGGGCATTGCCAAGTCCCTGTATGGTGTTGCACTAAGCATATTAAAAATAACCTTGCTTGCTGGATCACAACAAACACCCGGCGGTAAACGTAATTGGATGAGTCTAGCACAAATTCCCGGAGTTGAAGTTCGCGGCTATGTAGAATTGGAAAACAGTGATCTTAAATATAAAAAGTTACATAAACAAAAAAATGCCAAGGATCTCGCAAGTGCAGAGAGAAGAAACACAATAGTTGATAAAAATATTGATATTGTAATGGGACGATTGGGCGGTGACTATCTTGGAGACGACGAAGATGGTAATATGATTTTTGCTTTTGATGTGGTGCCCGGTACAGGATCATTGATGCCAGCAGTAAAAACCGAATTAAACAAACTCTATTATAGTGAATACGATATGTTGTACGTAACTGGATTGTATGCACAGTGGCGTGGTGCATAAAGTGTGCCGCAATGGTTAATGAAGCTCCGCCTGCCAATTCGTTGATGCCTATACATAAAACACGGAAAGTAGTATAGCTCTTCTTCTCCATTTGTCCGTGTTGCAACGGCACTAAATATTTATATGATCACCCAACAACAACTATTCGAAGTTATAGCCAAAGCTGAAGACTTGGATCCAACGTCGTTGACTTTGGAAACCAAGTTAAGTGATTTGGGTATAGATAGTCTTGCCAAAATGGAATTGATATTCCACGTTGAAGATCAATATAAAATTATGCTACCAAGTAACGAGCTCGATGTTTCGACATTGGGCGAAGTTTTGGATTTGGTCAACAGACACCTACCTTAGGACTTTATGTCACGGTGTGCCCGGCTGCTGGGCCGAATACTATGGGAGTCGTGCCCCGGAATGGTATTCTAAAGTGAGCAATTTACTCTTGCATTTTTACAACAACTCCCGTATAATACAATTTTAGGAGTAAACATGAGCGACTACAATCGTACATTTAACGGTGATGCAAAGATCAAACTAACACAACTGATCAACGAAGGTATGCAGGTACTACAAGAAGTTGAGGACCTAAATACCGGGCTTAATGAAACAATCAAAGCAATTGGTGAAGAATTAGAAATTAAACCTGCGACATTAAAGAAAGCAATTAAAATTGCTCATAAAGCACGACTAGGTGAAACCAATAGAGATCATGACGAATTGAACACAATTTTGGAAACGGTTGGTAAAACACTTTGAAGACTATTGTTCATACCTGTAGTAGCGTATTGGTAAGGCCCAACGGTATAGTACGTTATATCAATAGTGTAATAGATCTGCAACGCAGTCTAGGGCATCGAGTTATATTTGTGACTGATGCCAAACCCACACAAAAGATCAGCGCAGACAAAATACTTTACGTCAATGCCGAATCCGCATACATTCCCAATATGCGTGACGATCATGTGTGGTTACAGGTTTCGTCTCGGGTTGTATCACAAATTGAGCAGGCATTTAAACAACTGGATGTAGAACCCAGTTTGGTTATTGCACACGACTTACACAGTTTTCTAGGTTGTGAACGAGAGTTCAAGGATGGCGTTTTTGTACAACACGAAAGTGATGTAATGAACAACGACGGACGTTACAGTTTCTTAAGTGACGAATATTTGCAACAACAGATTGATGTTGTGAACCGTACCGAATGGCGAGTTGGCATGTGTGCTCCTTACAGTCATCAAATTCAGCCCAAACGACCCGTTTACACTCCGCCACCATTTGTGCCACAAGGTACAACAGGGGCCAATCAAACACGTGGATTGTTATACATCGGTGACACTACCGATCGTAAAGGTGCCAGAGAATTCATGGCCATGGCACAGGCATTGGCAGTAACTCCAACTGTGATCACACACGAGCCTGATGCTGAATTATTTGCCGGTGCAGATGTGTATACATTTGGTCTTGATCAACGAGACGAAATGTTCAAACTGATCAGCGAATGCCGTGTTGCTTTTGTGCCCAGCAAGAACGAATGTTTTAGTTTGGCTATATTGGAGTCGGCTCAATTCATTCCCACAGTGGTTGACAGTCAGTATCAATGGACTGAACATGTGGCGGACTTGGGTGTACTACGTGCCACCGGTGCCGAGTTGTATGCCGTAATCGATGCCGAATTACAAAGCACAACCAAATACGATCGACGTTTGCTCGACATTTGGGCCCGCAACAGTATTCGTTTTTGGACCAACTTGACCACATGATAAAAAATATTGTCGACTACATACGCATAGACTGGCAAAGTAATCCTAGACGTTTTTGTTTAGAATTATTTTCTTGGGCCTGTGCCACCGGTAGTGCTGTAACTTTTGCCTTGACTGCACCCAATGTGCCATTTGTTCCATTGTACTTTGTTTACATATCGGGCACAGTATCTGCGGCATGGTGTTGTTATACACGTGGCAGTTTTGGCTTGATGGCCAATGCTGTTTTTATAGCCACAGTTGATTGTTTTGGTCTTGCAAGATTACTAAATATTATATAGAGTCGTTGGCTATACCAACATGCAGAGTAAGTGTAAGCTCTAAATTACACAAGGAGTTAGTATGAGTTACGTAGATGCTCTATTTGATCGAGCAAAAGATAGAATTCACGTTGTTGAACGTGTTGACGGCGAAAGAAAGTATAAAGAATACGCTGCCGAGTATGTTTTTTATTACGACGACCCCAAGGGCAAACACCGCACTATATTTGATACTCCGGTTTCAAGATTCCATACTAGAAACAGTAAAGAGTATCACAAAGAACTAAAAGTAAATTCAGGCAAACGTTTGTGGGAAAGTGATATCAATCCCATATTTCGTTGTCTTGAATCAAACTATCTCGGGGCTACCTCGCCCCGATTACATACTGCATTTTTTGACATTGAGGTAGATTTTGATCCCGAAAAAGGTTATGCACCCACAAGCGATCCTTTTAATAAAATAACAGCCTTTTCCATTTACTTGGATTGGTTAGATAGACTTGTAACTTTGGTGGTTCCACCAAAGTCAATAAGTTGGGATACTGCTGAAGAAATCTGTAGCCGATTTGATAACTGTTTTCTTTTTGAACGTGAAGAAGAAATGATCGATACATTTCTTGAACTAATACAAGACGCAGATATCTTAAGTGGATGGAACAGTGAGGGATTTGATATTCCTTATACTGTGGGCCGCATTGTACGTGCCTTGAGCCGAGATGACCTAAGACGTTTGTGTTTGTGGAATCAAATGCCTAAAGAGCGTACATTTGAACGTTTTGGTGCAGAAAATATTACATTTGACTTGATTGGTCGTGTGCACATGGACTATATGCAACTGTACCGCAAGTACACATACGAAGAACGACACAGTTATAGCTTGGATGCTATTGCCGAATACGAACTAGGCGAAAGTAAAACGCCTTATGAAGGAACTCTAGATCAGTTGTACAACAAAGACTTTCCCAAGTTTATCGAGTACAACCGACAGGATACAATGCTGATTGCAAAATTTGACAAGAAACTACGCTTTCTTGATCTTGCAAACGAATTGGCACATGATAACACAGTATTACTGGCCACTACAATGGGTGCAGTGGCAGTAACCGAGCAGGCGATTATTAACGATGCTCATCAACGTGGTATGGTAGTTCCTAACAGAAAGGGTCGTGATGACAAAGAACAAACGCAGGCCGCAGGTGCCTATGTTGCTTAT